ATTCAAAGATGGTACCCTCCCTTTGGATGACCCCTTTGGGTACATGAAGCAGTTGGCAGGTTACAGTGCTGCCCTCAAACTCGACGGGGCTTTCCTGGCTATGAACAAAGAAAGCGGTGAGCTGACCCTTCTTGAGTACGACAGAGAGTATTTAGCCATGGAGCACCCTGAGGCTCGTATCCAAGAGCAAAGGGGCGCACTAGACAGCACAGAGCCCCCAGAGCGCTGCTACGAGCCAGTCCCTGACGGCAAGAGTGGCAACATGAAACTTGCTGTGGGTTGCTCTTATTGTCGATTCAAAAAGCACTGTTGGTCTGATGCCAATGATGGCCAAGGTCTCCGTACATTTATTTATAGCAACGGCCCTACCTTCCTCACCGAAGTTGTCCGGGAACCCAAAGTCCCAGAAGCAAAAGGATAGACAATGAGTATCTTAGAATTTCCAGGGAATAAAAGAGGAAGCTCTGATGGCCTCCAGATGTATCACGTCATGATTGAATACGAAGGAGCTAACGGAGAGAGCCACATAGCTGAGGATATTGGGTACCTCACCACTATCGGTGGTTTTATTTGTATCTCAAAGACTCTCGAGAAAAAGGATGGTTACTATCTACCCCCTGTTATGATTGCTTTTGAGCGGGTGATCAGGATTGATTCCGATGAAACGTCCACGGTCAATTAGAGGCAGGAAGTACAAGTCTAAGTTCGAGAGCGAAGTGGCTAAAAAGCTATCCAATCTAGGCTTCAAACACAACTACGAGACAGAGTACTTTCCTTACATCCTTGAGAAAACGTACAACCCTGACTTTACATTAGATGGGACATCCATTATACTAGAGGTGAAAGGAGTTTTAGACACTCAGGCTCGATCCAAGATGAAGGCAGTCAAGGAACAACACCCTGACGCTGACATTCGGTTCGTATTCATGAAGCCACACAACAGGTGCCCGGGGATGAAGATGACCCACGCACAATGGGCAGAGAAATACGGCTACCCTTGGTACGCTCTTGAGGATCTAAACAAAAAGGTGTTAAAATGATTGAGTCCAAAGTTCACTTGAAAATAGCTGATGAGTTACGCCACCAAGCACGTCTCTTGATGCAAAAGGGTTTCGAATATGACGCCCACATGATCTACGGAATTGCTGACCGTGTGGAACTCAACGAAAAAGAGAACCCTGATATGAACACCTTGAGGCCGGAGACAGACTAATGGCTAATATACACATCCCAAAACCACAGACAATCCTTGTTATCCCTGATAGCCACGCCACCCCGGGAGAGCACAATGACCGTTACTCTTGGCTTGCTGGACTCGCTATCGACATCAAACCTGACGTGATCGTAGACATTGGAGATTGGTGGGACATGTCCTCACTGTGTTCCTACGATAAGGGCACACGAGGGTTCCACGGTCGACGTTACCAAGCAGACGTTGCCGCAGGTGTTGAAGCACAAGATCGTCTCGTGAGTCCCCTCAGGGCTCGCAAGAAGAAGATGCCTCGTCTTGTTCGTTGTATCGGCAACCACGAGCATCGCATCGAGAGGGCAATCGAAAGAGAGCCCGAGCTTCTCGAGGGGACCATTGGGATGCGTGACCTCCAATCCCGGGAGTATGGTTTCGAGGAGTTTCCTTTCTTGGAGGTTGTCAACATCAATGGAGTCAACTTTGCCCACTACTTCGCGTCGGGCGTTATGGGGCGTCCGGTTGCAAGTGCCCGGGCCCTCCTCACAAACCAAAACGCCACATGTATCCAAGGTCACAGCCATACATTCGACTACGCCACCAAAGCTAACGTCGAGGGTAAAAGATTCCATGGAATTTTCTGCGGAGTCTACCAGGATTACCTACCCGACTTCGCCAAAGCACAGGCATACTTGTGGAGACCCGGTGTCCTTGTTCTGCGAGACGTCTGGGAAGGAGACTTTGACATGGAATGGATCTCAATTCAGCGAATGGAAAGAACCTATGGACGAGTACTTTGAAGAACGCCTCAGGAAGTATTTTACTCCAGCTGAATTGGTAGAGTTTCTTAACATCTCCATGGATGTTATCTTCGACAAGCTCGCGGATCGCATCATGGACAACTACCAAGATTTAGTAGATGAAATTTGTTTTGATTTAACCTCAGGAGAAGAAGATGAACGAGATTAAAATTTATTTGACAAACGGTGTAGATTACGAGTGGGTCGAAGAATGACACACCCGATACAAAGACAGAAACACTACGAACAGTACGACGTACAACCAATTGACTTTATCGTGCAGGTGGCAGGACCTGAGTGGTGCGCCGGTAACATCATCAAATACGCTGCACGGTACAAAGAAAAGAACGGTGTCGAGGACGTCTACAAAGCCAAGCACTATTGTGAAATGTTAATTAACATACTAGAAGGAAGAAGTCCCCGTGAGTACGGTAAAACTGATAGCAAAGACGGAGCCAGTGGGTCTGGACCTGCAGACAAAGGATCTGGTGGCCTACATAGCCAGAGTGTCGAACCCGTCGAACCAGATGAATACGGAGTCATCCCCACGTCTGTTGAAGTACCTCAGGGAGAACTCCCACTGGAGTCCGTTCGAGCACGTCTCGCTTACAATGCAGATCACGACTACGCGAGATATTGCAAGGCAAATTTTGAGACACCGCTCCTTTACGTTCCAGGAGTTCAGTCAGAGGTACGCGACGGCGAATGAAGAACCGATGTACGGAGAGGCCCGACTGCAAGACCACACAAACAGGCAAAACAGTATCGACACAACAGACGGACAACTCCACAACCTCTTCAACCGCCTTCAAAGGACACAGTGGCACTCGGCATACACAGCGTATCAGACGGCTCTTGCACACGGGGTGGCGAAGGAGGTAGCAAGAAAACTCTTGCCCGAAGGGTTAACTTGTAGTACAATATACATGACAGGTAATTTACGTTCGTGGATCCACTACGTTGAATTGCGGTCGGGCAACGGTACACAAAAAGAACACCAAGAAATAGCACGTAAGTGCGGAGAAATACTCGAGGAGATACTGAATGGATAACTATCAAACCTTTATTGCAACCAGCCGGTATTGCCGGTGGCTCCCAGAGGAGAGCCGTCGTGAGACTTTCAAGGAGGCTGTTGGACGATACACTGGGTTCCTCAAAGAGAGGACTCCAAAGAAACTCCACAAGGAACTTGAAGAAGCTCAGAGTCGTATCCTGGCTCTGGATGTAATGCCCTCGATGCGAGCCCTGATGACCGCAGGGCCTGCCCTAGAGCGTTGCAACGTGGCAGGGTACAACTGTGCCTATCTTCCTGTCGATAACGTCCGTGCTTTTGACGAAGCCATGTACATCCTCATGTGCGGTACGGGTGTTGGCTTTAGTGTGGAGAAACACAATGTCGAAAAGCTCCCGGTCGTCAATGAGCATTTTGAGCAGACTGAAACAACTATCATTGTCGGTGACTCTAAGTCCGGATGGGCTCGTAGTTTCCGAGAACTTATCAGCCTGCTATATTCTGGACAGATCCCACAGTGGGATACCAGTAACGTCAGAGCGGCTGGAGAACGCCTTAAAACATTCGGAGGGCGAGCCAGTGGTCCTGCTCCTCTTGTATCCCTCTTCAATTTTACTGTCGAAACTTTCCGTGGAGCAAGTGGACGAAAACTTAAACCCCTCGAATGTCACGATCTCATGTGTAAAATTGGAGAAGTCGTGGTTGTTGGAGGTGTTCGACGGAGTGCTCTGATATCCCTGAGTGATCTGGACGACTACGAAATGGCCCGAGCTAAGTCCGGTAACTGGTGGGAAGACAACCCACAACGGGCTCTGGCTAACAACTCTGCTGTGTACAAGGAGACTCCCAATGCAGGACAATTCATGCGAGAGTGGAAAGCAATCTACGACTCCAAGTCCGGAGAACGTGGAATCTTTAACCGACGAGCAGTGGTTGACCAAGTTAAACGCAATGGACGTCGAGAACATGAGGGCATTGACTTTGGCACTAATCCGTGCTCTGAGATCATTCTCCGGCCCCATCAGTTCTGCAACCTTACTGAGGTGGTGGTACGCCGCGATGACGGACCTGATCTCCTCAAAGGTAAGATCGAAAGTGCAGTCCTCCTCGGAACGCTCCAAAGTAATCTTACCGACTTCAAATATCTTAGACGCATCTGGCAGAAAAATTGCGAAGAAGAGAGACTCCTAGGGGTCTCCCTGACAGGCGTCTTTGACAATCCGTTGTTGATCGCTAACCCAGAAATGTTGGAGGAACTCCGTGATTTTGCTGTTGATTGCAATAAGCGTGTTGCTAAGTTACTTGGTATCAATCAAAGCGTGGCAGTTACTTGTGTCAAACCCAGCGGGACAGTATCTCAGTTGGTGGATAGCGCTAGCGGTCTGCACCCTCGGCACTCTCGCTACTACATTCGGACTGTTCGTGGTGATAATAAAGATCCTCTTACGCAACTTATGAAGGCCCAAGGTGTCCCTCACGAGGCTGACGTAATGAAGCCAGACGACACCACAGTGTTCACGTTCTACCAGAAGGCTCCCGAAGGGGCCCTCACCCGGGACGATATCAGTGCGGTTGAACATCTGGATATCTGGATGGCCTACCAGAAGTACTGGTGTGAACACAAACCCTCGGTCACTATCAATGTTCGGGAGAACGAGTGGCCAATCCTGGGCGGGGAAGTCTACGAGAACTTCTCAGTGATGACAGGGGTAGCCCTGTTGCCCCACTCAGACCACACTTACCAGCAAGCACCCTATCAGGAGATCACAAAGGAGCAATACGATGAAGGTAAAGCCAACGAACCAAACGTCGACTGGGACGCCCTCGAGTACTACGAAACCGAAGACCACACCAAAGGCAGCCAAAGCCTCGCCTGTACCGGAGGCTCCTGTGAAATCGTCGACCTCACCTAAAAGTGAACCCGTCTACCGAGCCCTTGCAATTAAGAAGGATCCAGTGACGGGTTTCAGTGAAGTCTATTGGAAAGAGGGTGGTGGTCGTTATGGAGTGTATACTTCAGCCAATAAAGCTAGGGCTGCGATACGTGCTTATAACCTTAGTTTCGGTGTGGATCCTAACACTGGGATCGAAGACACTACAGCGCGTGGATGAAGACCTTAGTCGTCTATTTCCCTAGCGGCCTGTGCTAAGGCCCTGTTCATCTCAGCCACAGAGGGCGACCCCGTATAAGTAGGAGAAGATGTAACAATCTCGGTCGCCCTTTGTTGAATCCTCGAAGTCCTAGATGAGTTGTCTCTGGGAGTTATCTGGGCAGTCCCTCGAGAGGCCACGGCTCTTGCCTCGGTGTCTCTTGTGGCGGCTGCCCCCTTTTTTGTTTGTTTATCTGATCTAGTGAAAGGACGGGTCAAACCTTGAGTGTCTTCCCAGAGTTTCCTTCCACGTTCTGCTGGGGTCATTCCGTAGAGGTCTCCCCCAGGAAGCTGCCGACGGCCATACTCTCGAGCCTGACCTCGGCTTGCGATATAGGATTCTCTTGCTGATTCTCCAGCAGCCCTCATCTGTTGAAACACATTACCTCGACGGGGTTTCTTAGTCTTTGGCATTGTCGCCTCCTTCTGCAGCGTCTTTGATCTCTTTGATCACTTCTGTTATTGTCTTACCTTGTAGTCGTATCAGAGTCGCAGGACCTGTGAGGGCAGCTATGGCAGCAACCAGATAATCCCAATCGGATATGATAGGTGTCCTATCGACCACAAAACCAAGGATTGAAGCGAATAGCAAGGCCGCAAAGAAACCTATCACCCTCGTCTTGAGGGGGAGCTTACTCATCAACAAGGCTGCTGCAGCCAGACCTGCCGAGACAAACATAATCTCTAAGTTATGTATAAGTTTATCACTCATCTTCAATCCACTCAATTAATTGCTTGTGTTTTAGAGCACACTGTTTAGCCTCTATTGCCCATTGATTAGAGGTGTAAACCACAATCTCTTGTACTTGTTGTTGAAGAGTGAGGTTGTCCCAAGTTTCTTTGTCTACGGTAAATGGTCTGAGTTTATCCTGGCAGGGTTCCTTAAGAGCCTCCGGTAGGGGTCGAACAGGTTGTGGTACTTCAATTATCCTGATCTGCGGTTCCTGCGATGTTGTTGAGCAACCCGACAATACTGTAGTCAAGCTGACAACTATCGCTGTCCACAATGATCGGTTGCTCCTTGACAACACGTTCGACCTCCTGTATAATTATCTCTTTCTCAGCGTTCACTTTATCAGAAAGGATCTTATTAGATGCAATCAATTCCTCAAGTTTCACCTGCTGTTGAACAATTGCTTCACGAAGAGCTTCTTCAGCAGCGGCGTCAGCTCGCGCTATCTTTGCTTCGTACCTTAACGTCGCTTTCTCATAACCTTGCTGATAACCTGTTGAACGAAGATAAAACCCAGTGGCACCCAGAGCTATCCCCAATGCTGCACCGAGCCATAACCTATGTCCGCCACTTAGAAGAGACAGAAGGACGTTTAGCATTACCACTTGCCCCAATAGAATCGTGACCCGTTAGACTTCAAAGGACGATTATCAACATGTATAAAAGTTTTGTACCGCCCTATCGCACTGAATCCCGCTTTAACCGCCAGATCCTCCAGATACCGGCCCACCTCAGCGTTACTGATTACGATGTCGTAAGCGGTTCCCTGTACGTGCTGACTGTTACGGACACCACCGACCCGTCTGTTGTGTACGAAGTCTCTGTATCCGCTACTGATGACGAGTGGTGCGCCGTACAGGTCTCTCAGCTTCTGAAGTTTCCTAAGACCCTCCTTCTGGATACGAAGGGAACCGTCACCCTTACTAGCGAGTTCTTTAGGGGAGAAGTTGGGGGCGATTGACTCCCACTCAGAAGCTTCCTCAAGGGTTAACTCGGTCCAGTGGTCTGCCTCGAAGTAATTATCCACGAGTTAGTCCCGGCCACTCGAGCTGAAGAGCCTGCTCAAAGGTCAAATCAGAGTTCATCGCTTGCTGTCTCCGTCGACCTACCAACCTCTCAAACATAAGATCTTGCACCTGAGGGGTGAATTTAGTTGTGGGGGGCAGGCCCATCTGTTGTGCAAGTTCTCGACGAGTTGTACCGACAATCTGATACCTCCCCATGGGTGTTGCAAAAACACCTTGGTCTGGGTTTGTCTCTTGGACTTCAGCCCCGTAGGCTTCCTCCAGCTGGTCAAGCTCTGCAAAAGTCAATTCAGAAACCATAACCCCCGCCATAACACTCTCGGGATTAACTTCGGAATTGTTCCACAGTTTGTTGTAGTCTCCCTGCCCCTCGAACTGGTCGATCCTGGTTTGTATCTGACGCAACTCTTGGGCCTCCATAGAGTCAGGACGGGAGCTGAGGGCTGAGTTTTGAAGCATGGGACCTATTGCGTCCAGAGCAGCTTGAGGTTGTTCAGCTTGTTCCGTTTCAGTGATCGAACCCACAAAAGGACCTCCCAAGGGAGGGGCCGTGTTAGTTCCTGTCAGAAGACCTTTGGCGTGGTTAATGTCAGTTGCATATCCTTCTTCGACCATCATGCTTCCAAAGTACTCAAGACCTCTGTTAAGAGTGTCCATAGCAGCTTGTTGTGGCCGTGTTGGTGTCGAAGACATTACCTCAGCTCGACCTACAGGGCTAAACTGGTAAGAGGATACACCAGAGACCCAAACAAACTGACCTGTCGATTCGTCGTACTTCAATCCGTTGTTTTCGGGAGCCACCGCAGAACCAGGGAGCGTTGTCACCGACAGTAGGCGCGTCTCCCAAGTCCCCTCTGCGCCCCTAGAAGCTCCGCCCCATCCGGGCCCTGTTGATCGAGCACCCGTGAGCGCCTTTCGGGCCATGTTGAGTAGAACAGATCTATCCTCGGAGGATGTCAACGTAGTTTGAAACCCTGTGCTCATCCCAGCCTCTAGCATGTTAGCTGCACGAAGGGGGTTCACCTCAAATGTTGGCACCTGTGCTGCAGTGTCAATCACCGCCAAAGAAGTCTGA